TCTACGTTTCTCGTAGTATTCCTTTCTTCTAAATTCTATTCGGTCCATGAACTTTTTCGAATAGCCTTGATTAAATAATGCTTTAAGCACTTTTACACCTCTTACTGTTTGGATGACGTTTACATCTGAATGTTCCATGACTTAAATATTTCTTAGAGATAATATTTTTATTATGATCCCTTTTCCGTATGACATACGGTATTGCAGTCTTGCTCATTCTTCCTCCACGTCTATTAAATACATTACCTCTGCTTCTTTAAATAAAGCTTCGGCTCCTTTTATTGAATTATCCCATGCTCCATTATATTCTGTTGGTCTTGTTGCAACAACCTTTTTAATACCACATTGAATAATACCTTTAGCACATTCGTTACAAACAGGTAAACCATATACATATAATGTAGAATCTGCTAAAGAAACTCCATTAAGACTAGCATTATATATAGCATTCATTTCTGCATGTACAACTAATTCATACTTTCTTTCACGATTATTTAATCTTTCATCTGAGTCTTTTATGCCTCTTGGAAAACCGTTATATCCTTGAGACAATAACTGACCATGTTCGCCTACAACCACTGCACCAACTTTAGTGCTTGGGTCTTTGCTCCATGTAGAGATCTCTTTGGCTAGGTGTTTATATTTAGATGCCCAACCATGACCTGTTAATAGAGTGCTCACAAGGTTAATATTTGTTCGACAAGAGATTCTTTCTTCTCACGTCTATCTAACTCAACGCCTTCTTTGCGAGCTAGCTTTTCTAATTTGACCTTAGTCATAGCCATCATATGTTCTTTATTCAACATTCTGGATATGTAAGGTTTCAAAATATTATTCATATGTAAAATCCTCAAATTGTGTATTTTTCTTAGGTGGCTCATCCCTTACATTGAGAGTTTGCGCAGTATCTTCTACATCATATAGTCTCATCTTTGCTCTATCAATACCAAGTACGAACTTCTTGTTCCCACCTGTAGGATCATTATACCTATTCTTTAATTGCTTAACCATTATCTGATTAAGGTTCTCTAGTTCTTCCGTAGATATAAGTGCAAACATAAGGTCAGCCGTTGCCGGTAAACCAAATGATTCACTCGTATCTTCTAATCCCACATCAGATGATGCGAAACCAGATCTAGTGGTTTGTGTGGCAGTAACGATAGGTAAGTTATACTCTACCGCCATGCCACGCAATTCTTCTGCTATTGCTTTGACCATAATATATGAGTTAATAGATCCACCCATAGCTTTCATACGTGAGCTTGCACATATATTTAAATAGTCTATACAAATAAGATCAGGTGTGAAATCACGTTTGATCTTTAATTCTTTTAATAATGCTCTAAAGTGAATAGAGCTTGCTGCCCCAGTGGGATACTCTTTCACAATAAGTTTACCAACACCTTTGTCAGTGAGCTTATGCATCTTCTTATCGAACATATCTTTCGATAGATTCTCTAATTGGTCAATAGGCACATTCATTAGATTAGCGTCAATACGTTCTGCTATCCTTTCTTCTGCCATCTCCATAGTTATATATAGGACATTTTTCATCTGAGTCAAGGCCCCTGCAGCGACATGACACATAAATAAAGACTTACCTACACCTGTACCTGCGAGAGCCACATTCAATGATTTCTTGACGAGACCACCTTTAGTGATTGTGTTAAACTTTTCTAAGTCAAATGGTAGGTGTTCTTCTTGCCTATGATAGAAATCATAACGACCATCAGAGTCATCAACATAATCGTGACCAACTCTTAAATCAAAGTTAACACCAAGAGCTTCACTTAATACTTGCGGTAATGCATTCTTATCTAATGTCTCATGCTTACCTTCAATAATATTAATAGAATCCATAATTGCTAAATAGATTGCTCTGTCTTGACACCATTTCTCAGTCTTTTCAACTAACCACTCTTGGGTATTCTCTTTATCCATAACACTTATTTCAGGAATAAGAGCTAAAGACTCAGAGCCAACCTTAGGGTTATTTCTTAATTCAATACTTAGTGCATCAGCACTTGGTAGCTTATTAAACTTATTGACGAAGTCAACAATCTCATTAAAGACCGCTCTATGTGGTTCTTCAAAATATATAGTTCTTAAATGAGGAATTACATTTCGAGTATAATCCTCATTCAACATTAAGTTACGTAAGATTAATGTCTCAATCTTCATCATCCCACCCTTCTTCTAGGTGTGATACTTTAATCATGTCAGCATGGCCGACTTCATATTTGAGTTTAATGTGTGTCTTAAAATCTGTATTATCAAAGATAGGTTTCCAAAACTCTTCTTTAAGTGTGTCAGCAATACGTACTTTCTTATCTTCTACCTCACCGGTAGATCTATCAACCTTTGAGTACCAACCAATCGTAGGCTTAACAACATAACCACCATCTATTGCTACATCTAATAAACCAGAATATGGTTCAATACCACCTTCCCATGTAACTGCAATAGGGATCTTAGATTTCTCACGGACAAACCTTGACTTTTCTACATTGATAACAAAGTTATATCCTTTAATTTCTGTCCCCTTCTTTTCTTGCTGCCGTCCGATGATCCAGATATTGTCTGAGGAGTAGTATATACCTGTGCCACCGGATACGACCGCTTTGGGGAATAAGCCTATTTCTTGATATGTGTGGTTGACTGCTAACAATGGAATATCTTTCATCGTTAGATAAGGGGTAGTCATTCTAAATAAACCTTTGAGGGCTTTCGCTCTCGACATATCTGCTACTGACTTCTCATTCATAGCATCATCTAGCTCCTTCTTAGAAGCTAGGTTACCGACAGAGTCAATCATTATAATGACTTTGTCGTTGCGGTCGATATGTTCGAGCTGATGAATTAAATCAAACTTAAGCTCTTCTACATTAGTAATGGGGCTATGTAGAACACGCGAAGTGTCAATACCGAACGACTTAAAATATTGTTGCGGGCTACCAAACTCTGAATCATAAAACAATAATACAGCTTCTTCATACTTATCTAAGTATGCTGCCGCCATTAACAATCCAAATGAAGTCTTAAAATGCTTACTTGGTCCTGCTAATACTGTTAAACCTGATGTCAGACCTCCGTCTGGATCACCTGATAGTGCAACGTTAATCATTGGAACCTTAGTGGTTACCATTTCTTGATTACTAAACAACTTGCTTTTGTCAAGTTGGGAAGACTCCTTTATACGAGAGTTCTTCGCTAATTTATCCATTATTCCCATTTATACTCCTTTGTTATCTCATAGGTATATTATATCACATTTATATTGGAAGTACATACTCTTCCCCGAATTCTTTTCGTCTGTATACTTCAGGTGATATATGTACCGAGCTAGTACTTTCCATTTTTGTTTTTGCAAATACTTCTGGATCCATCTTTAACCACTCGGTTGGATACATAACTTTATTCATTTCCACCATATCCATGGTATCAATTACTCTATCTAACATCATTTTTCTTTCATAATGTGTACCCCAAAATGGTTGGTGTTTATAATAACCAGTCTTAGGTAATCTTCTACCTTCAAACTCTATGGGCCAAGGCACTGAATACTCAACTGGTACCGGTAGCCAATCACCAAATCTTTTTAAATCTATCCACATATCTCTTGGGTCTACATTTAACCTGCATAGGTGATGTCTTATATCGATATTACCAAAGCATAATGTAACTCCAATTAGATTATTGCATTTAGCCATGTGGTCAAGAACATATTGAAAATTAGATTTAATCTGACCATTAAGTGTAAGACCATCTGTCTTAATAACCATACTACCTTTAGGGGCAAATGCTGCCGTATGACTATCGCCTATAGTTAACCATTCCGTATCTAAATCTGTGGATAGTAATGTTTTTGCATTGTCACATTTGTCTTGAACACGAGCACACCACGCTTTATCCTCTACATCTTTTCGCTTAGCTAACATATCACCATACCTTGGCATAGGCATATCAAGAGAGAAAACTTCTTCAGCTAATAGAAAATTATCTATACGCTTTTTAAGATCACCATTAAATCCACCAAATAGGTTTAATCCACCACCAAAGTTTACTCCGTGATCTAAATATAGATGAGGTATATAATCACCTTCATGATTAATACCGATATCACCTAAGTTCTCTGACCATGTTCGAGCCCAACCATATCCATGGCTATTCTTTTTCTTTGGTATCTTATTAAATGTTCCTGTTATCATATATTTGTATTCCGTTATCACGTTTAGGCGGAGCCCAATCTCTATAACTATTTGTTGCATCAATAATATGATTTTGATGTAATACTGGTTCTGCACCAACATTCCAAAATAATATATCTCTGCCTGTATTCTTTGGTATATACTTCCAAACTTTACCATCGTAAGTATCTATGTTTGGAAATGGTGGTAAGTTCTCTTTACTCTCATGAGCCGTGAAAGCCCGTGGCTCAGATATAACCTTTGCTCTACCTAACTCTCCTGCCTTCATATTTCTTGCTACAGCAACAGATGTAAACTTAGCATTAGGCCAAGCAATCTGCAGGGCCCTTGAGAGTACACCAGTTGATGTTGCAACATATACTTCGTCTGGTTCTTTTAATTGACTAGCAACCTTTACCATACCTGCTGTCATTAATTTGTGTTTCAGTCCTAGGGGAATGAAGTAATATCCATGTATCTTTGAATCTTCCTTAGCAATTTTGTTTAGGTTTGGCATTGCTGCAATTCTATGGAAACTAACTAGAGCTCCTCTTTCAATACAACATGCTTGGTGATGACTTATTTTTTTACTTGATGGCATATATAAACGTACTTTTTTACCATGTTTACTTGCAACATCTAATATACTTACACCAGCTAATCCAGTTCTTGGTTGAACGTATGCCACGGTATCTTCTTTAATACTTGACATCAATAAATCTGCACCACGTATTTTAGATCCAGTAATAAGATCATCTCTTACACATCTTACTCCTTCATGCATTGTTTCAACTATAGGTGGATTCGGGTCCTTCCAGTCTTTGGCTAACCATAAATAATAATTCTTTGCTTCATCGGGTTGCATCATACCGATATCGATATTGAACCCATCTTCTATATGTTTGTTATGTGGCATTATATTGGTAGTATATTATTTGATGGT